AACATCTCTTCTAAATATATTTTTTGAAAAGTATTTCTTGCAAAGGTAATATCTTTACCAAGAGCATCTGCATTTTTAATACCTAGTCTTGTTTCATCTGCATCTATAGCAATATTTCCTGCAACAAATTTTTCTTTAGGGCCAAGATTAAGATAATCTCCAACCATGTTGTTAATAAACACACCTGCTTTTTGTAGGCCATCTTCTCCTTTAGCTGCCATTTTAATGATGTTAGCTGCATGACCAGAATTAACATAGCCTTGGAAAGTAGTTGTTTCTATATCTAGCTTGCTACTAGACCAGTTTGTATAAACAGATTTAGCATAAGCAATAGATGATTGTTTAAAATCATATTCAAAATAATTATACAGTTGAGGATTTTTTTCTCTTAAACTTTCTAATAATCCATCTGATATGTCATCTGCTGCTTTGTTAAAACTAGCAACATCTGCTCTATTTTCTGTATATGCTTTGTATAATTTTTGCTCAAATAAAGTTTTGATTTGTAGTTTTGCAGAGTTTTGTGCAGCTTTGTAAAAAGATTGACTATATGGATCTGTACCCATTTCTGGAGCTTCAGAAAATCTTATGCTTGTATTTCCTAGTTCATCTTTTTCTACTTTGTATGCTTCAAAACTTTCTCCTTCTTTTGCACCTTTTAGAGCTTGTTCTTTACCAAAAGCTCTAAATGCATCTGCAGATATTTGATTTAGTCTATTAGAAAGATTAGTTAATCCTCTTGATCTTTCAGCAAGTTCAGTTTGCTGTATTTGTGGAAGAGATCTTAATCTTACACCAAGCGGTTTATATGTAATCTTTCTTGTTGCCATTATTATGTACTCGTTGGTGTTAATTGGTTATAAGCAAAAGCACCTTGACCTAATGTTAAAACAGCATTTGCATATCCTAATTTCTTCGCTGTCTTACCTGCAGATCTATCTATGGCAGCTTGATATTCTCCCATAGCTTTTGAGATATTTGCATTAGTTTGTGTTATGTCATACTCTCTTAAACCTTTTGATTGCATTTTAAGACCTACACCTAATCTACTACCAGAGAAAGGATCTACATTTCCTTTACCACCAAACGCATTATTGTAAGCCATTTGTTCAATCATGTTATCTAAAACTAAAACTCCTTCTTCTCTCGCCTGGACAGCAGCTACTCTGCCTTTAAGCTCTTCCATTTTAGCTTTTGCTTTGTAATTTTCTTCAGTTGCCTGGGCAGCTCTGTACTGCATTACTGCTGAAGTTACTGCTGCTGCTGCTGCTACGTACTGTACCATATCTATCTCCTATACACTTACCTTGTACTCTATCCCTAACAACGTAAAGAATAGAGGTTTTGTTTGCGTTATTGTTAATGTACTTTCTTCAGTAAAACCACTTAATGGTTGTATGGTTTTAATACCTGTAAAAAATTCTATTCCTGTACCCAAACTTAATGCCTCCAAATTTCTAAATGATACTTCTTCAGTATCTACTTTTATGTTCTGTGTAAGGTTTAATATCAGATTTACTTCTGTAATTCTCTTTAAAAATCCTTGTACATTTCCATTTGGTAATCTTGTTTCTATAGGTAAAGTTTCAATTTGTGGTGTGTAAGGTATTCCAACTTCTACATAAGTTGTAGGAACAATATCAGTTGTTATAGCTCCAGAGCTTACAGTTTTTTGATCTAGGGCCAAATCATCTCGTACTACATCTACAGTTTTTCCTTCTAAATATGTTAGCCCAGAAGTAGTTGTAGTTGTAGGTTTAGTTGAACCAAAAAATTGTGTTGCTGCATCTGTAGTAAAATCATAATCAAATTTTTCTAAATGATATACTGTTGCAGAGTTTATTGTTCTTTCTACAACTACGTATATCTCATCAAAATCAACACATACATTTTTAAATTTGCCCTCTGTTGTCCATAAAGAAGGAGATACAACTTGTTGGTATCTAATAAATGGATAGGCAGCTATTGTTCCATCTGTATTTACTAGCACTAATGTATGAGGCCTACTTGTACTTGTAGGGTGTAAGTGCGTTAGATCTACAGGATTATCTAATAAATGAGATGATAATAATGAAAAGTTTTGTGATCTGTAATTTACATCACTATCTTGGAAAACATATTCTATTAATTGATTACCTTGTCTTTGAATAAAGTATGTAGCATTTTCTGTAGATACTGGTTTTACTGCTTTTGATCCAGTTCTAGTTGTTACTTTAAAAATTATATTTGTTGGTTCAATAGGATCTAAACTACCTTGTGGTACGAAAAATTCTCCACCTGTTGTAAATACTAATAAATCTCTGTTTGATACTATTGCATTGATAGCATTAACTTGATCTGTATCTAGTGTTGCTTCTAATGCTTCATCCGCTAATTGTTGGCCAGGATTAAAATTAAAAAAATCTCCTACGATTGATCCCCACACTGTTGCAGGCCTAGATTTAGATCCACCAAAATATAATCTTCCTTCATGAAAAGTGCAGCTCCTTGGGTATCCTCTCGTGCTACTCCATACATCTTCGTATCCACTTTCTAGTTCCCAATCTCCATTTGCAATAGCATTTGTGTTTGAAAATGGTACTTCTACAAAAGCTTCTACTTTTGTTGCTGAAACAAATTTAGTAACTCTAGCTCTACCAAATCCATTCTCTGCATTGATATATTGATTTACATAACTTGATGATGCAACAGAAGAGCTAAAAGTTAGTTCTATATTTCCATCAACAGCAGAAGCTGTAACTGTTCCTGCAGGATTAGACTTGCTTATACTAAATGGATATTTAGGTATAAAATCAAAAGTCATATTTGCTACTGTCCAGGAAGTGTGAGATGCACCTCTAGTTATAGTAACTGGGTTCATATCTTCATGACAAATAATTAAGGTATCTGCTGATTGTGCAAAATACAATTCTGATAAATTAGTTGAGCTTATACTTGTAGATGATAGATCTAAATAATCATTACCAGATCCATTAATGTTTTGTTGTAGCTCTCCTAATTTATAAATAAATAATCTGTTATTAGAAAATAAAAAAACATATTGTTGAGTTGTAGAAAATTCAAATCCAACTAATCTAGTTCCATTTTGTGGATTAGCTGTAGAAGGTATTGTGTCAATGTATTGTAATCCAGGCCTTCTTTCTACACCACCAGTTGGTAGGCAAACTACGTTTCTTAATGTTTTAGCAGCAGCTCTGTATTGTTCTAAATCTATTCTGGCCCTTAATAGAGGATCAAACTCCCCTGCAGTGAAGTTTGTTTGTATTCGTACAATATTCTCATTATCAGCCATTATCTTATATTAGTTAATAAATAGTCCTCAATAACATTAGGCGGTTGTCCTTGAGCATCTATTTGGGTTGCAGTTCTAAAATATCCACCTCTTCCTTGGTCAGAAGGATTGCCTAATGCGTGTGTTTTCCAATAATCAGCTTTTGTAGTTTGATCTGTAATTGGTTCTGCAAGATGCCAAGCTAATTGATAAACTAATAACGTTACAAAATAAGTTGGCATATTACCCTCAACAACATCATAAACATAATCTATATAAACTGTTGTAGAGTTTGTAACTAATTTATCTCCATAAATTTCAAAATCTAATTCTTTTGGAGCATTAGAATTTCCAGAAAAAAATACTGCAACAGGTAAAGTTGAAACAGCATCTGTAGGAAGTGTGTATTGATAATCCCATTCATTAACAGGTGTAGCACTGTCTTGTGCTAGCTGCACTTTCTTTAGTGCAAATTTCCAGGGATACATTGATAGAGTATGTTTCTTAACAAACTCATATAAGTTATTGGCTATGCCTGCAGCTTTAGATCCATCTGTAAATGATGTAATTGTATTTGCACCTAATATTGTTAATGCGTTATTTGAAATAGAAACTTTTGTATCTCCTGCTGCCATAGCTCATTTTACCTTAATTTAAAAAAAAAGAGTAGGGGGAAAATTACTCTCCCCCCTAACTCGTCTAGTTATTAGTCAGCATCAGCGACAGATAGTGCAGTACCATCTGATACATCAACAACAGTTCCTGTGTTTGATAACACAGTTACTAAAGTTGAAGTAGGTACAGAGCTATCCCAAACGTGAATTAAATCGCCTACTTTTAATACATCTGCTGCTCCATTGAAGTAGCCTTCTGTATTAATGTCAGCAATCGCATCTGTTCCAGGTGCAGTGTAACTCCACATTTGAGGAGCATTACCTGCCTTGGATTGTCCTCCGATAGGCTGTAAGTTTGCATTAGTATATGCCATAATTATCCTCCTCTATTAGCTTTCGTCACAAGTTATTTTTACGATACCTTCATCATCAATCGCAACAGCACCTGCAGAGAACATACTATTAACCAAGAAAGATGTTTTTTCTGGTACATAGTTGATTTCTGTTTTGATCCCCATGCCTTCAGCCATTCCCATAGCTGATTTGTGGAAAGCAAATACAGTTCTGTCGTTAGTTGATAATGGTAGGCCACCTTCAGATCTATCTCCTACTACGATTATTCTAAATCCTAGCATAGCAGTTACTTCTCCATTTAATAGAGCTTTAACTGCAAAGTCATTAGAGATAGCTCTTTCATCTGCTAATAATCCTGCAACGTTATTTGCATGAATTACTAAACATCTATCTTCACTTGGAACGTTGTTAGCATCAAGAAGCTTTTTAGCTTCAATCATTTTACCAACGTTTAAGTTAGATGCTGCAGCAGATCCAGATGTTACCACTGTTTTTGCAACAGTTAGTGAAGTTGATGAACCATTAAGAGCATCAATGATTAGTTGGTCTTGTCGTCTTGCGACAGCTTTAGACACAACTTCAACTAATTCTCTTCTTTCATCAAAGTTCACTTTTGCTTGGTGGAATATATCGCTGTATTCAGCAGCATTATAATCCGACATAGTCGCAGTAACCTGCGAGTATGTTACATTAAGCGGAGTTACATCTGTTTGAGGTATTCTAGCTGTTGCTACACCTTTTCCAATTTTTGGAAATTTTACAGTGTTGGAGCTTGCACCAGAACGAAGTCTAACAGTATCTCTTAACTGGGCAGCACCCTGGTAAGCCTGTTTAACTTCTGCATCAAACAAAGTAACAAACGCATTACTTATATTTATTGCCATGTTTTTCTCCTTTTTTTAAACATAGTTAGTTTATTTATTTACACTTTGCGTAGTTGTCTTTGGAAAAGGCTACAGCTAAAAACTGAAGGCCAAAAAAATCGGTTATCTTCTTGATTTGGTTATATTAAACTTCTAGGGTTGCATCAAGTGTTTTGTGCAACCCCAGTGTTGATTATGGTTTGTATTCGCCTGGGAAGGCTTTTTCAAATAATTTCTCTACTTTTATTGTAAATGCAGGATCTTTACCATATTTAGGATCTGCAACCATAGCTTTGATTTCATCTTTTGACATCCCTAACTCTTCTGTTGGAGCTACTGTAGGTATTGGTTGTTCTCCATAATAAGATCTAATCTTCTCAATAACCTTAACTCCAAGAGCTGTTCCTGCCATTTCATCAAATTCAGCAAGCTCTTGTTCAGAGAATACACCTTTGTTTTTCAATGTATCTCCAAATTTTATTACAGAGCTTACTCTTTCATTAGCTTTATTTCCTAATAATTTTTTCTGTTCTGCAATATCTGCTTGTGATCTTTGTACAAAATCAGCATTTGTTTCCATAAACATTTTAGCAAGATCTTCATAAGCATCTTGGTTTAGACCATATTTCTTGGCCCAATCCAAAGATCCTTTAACCAATGGATCATTTTCTATGTCAATCTCTTGTTCTTTCAAGAAACCTGTATCATAGTCTTTGGGAGCTTTGTGTCCACCTTGACTAAATTTTTTCTGCAGCTCATTGTAAGATTTTACTAGAGCTTCAATATCTGGGCCATCTTTTTCATCCCAGAATTTTTCTGGAAAATACTCTGGTCTTTCGTATTCATCTTCTTCATCTTTCTGTTCTTCTCCCAGGTTATCTTCCTTCTTATCTTCAGAAGCTAAATGAGAAATAGGATCTTGTTCTTCTTGTTCCTTTTCTTCCTCTGGTGTATTTGATCTAGCTTCTTCAATTAAATTACTAGGTTTTTCTTCCTCTGTAATTTGATTGTTTTCTTGTGCTTGTGCTTCTTCAGCCATTGTTTCCTCCTATTTAGTTTCGTTTAGCACGTTCTATCCTGTTAAGGATTTCTCTTACTACTGCGTTCTGGCCCTCTCGTACATATCCATAATGGTCATCTGCACCTGGATACCAAGATGGGCTTTCTACAGTTCTTGATTTTAAATCTTCTAAAATAATTTTACCTTCTGGTGTATTAAAAACTTTAGCATACAAGCTGTCTTTTTTCTTTTGTTCATCAACAGCTTCCATTTTGTTTTGGAAGTCTAAACCTTCCCAACCTACTTCATCAAAAGTATCTGCCATATTATCCTACCTGTGATCCCACCTGTGCTTGTGCGTTTATCTCTTCTTCCTGGGTTGCAGGCTCAACTTGTTGTTGCTGCATTTGTTGTGCTTGTTGTTGTGCTTGTTCTACCATTTGTTGTCTTTCTTCTGGGCTAGTTCGCAGCTCTGCAGGTATTCCTAATTTATCTGCAACAAAATCTGCAACTCTATCTATTCTAACAGCCATTTGACCTACAGGGCCAAGCTGTTGAATTATTTGCATCCATCCCATAGCTGTTTGTACTTCTTCGTTGGATTGTGCAAGAGCTAATGGAGAAGTTGGCTGCAATTTAACTTCAAGTCCATTAACTCTCAAAGGCAAAGATATTATTTCTTTATCGTTCATTACAGCTAATGTACGACTAACTAAAGGGAGTACAGCCTCTGAAATCAATCTACCAAATGCAGAACCCAGGTTTTGTGAAAGCTCTTTCATCCTTTCTACAATTTCGGTAGCTGATCTTGCACTCATATTATCTGGAGGTAAGCTCTCATCTAACATGATTTTTTTTACGTTCATACGCAAATCGTTTATAACTAACTGGGATAAATTAGTATCTCCAGTTCTTGGTAAAGGTTTTAAACTAGGGCCTGTAGGGCCATCATTTCTTGCTACAGGTATAATAGCACCAGGAGCTATCCTTACAGTTTGAGGATTTAACACTCCATCATCTGAAGCTGTATAGACACCTGCAATATTTAGACTTGCATTTTTTAGTAACAGCTCAACAGTTTTATTTAATGTTTTTATATCTGGTAGTGCAGTAATCAATGGGCCTCTCCCATAGATCTCTCCTGCAACTTTCATGTATCTACTAATAATCCATGGCATTGTTTCATAAGTTCTATGAACAATTTTATCTGGCCCTTTTTTCCAAATCACACAGTAGTGATAGAAACCATCATCTTCATGGTACATAGTGCTTTCATAAAGCTCTGTATATTCTTCTGGTTTTTGATCTATTATTCTTTGAAACTCTGGTGGAATTTTTGCATCTGGATATTGTTTTGCAATTACATCATTTCTAATTCTTAATCTTCTATAAACATTTTCTATAGATCCATTAGGCCCTTCTTCAAAAGCAATTAGATATTGTGGCACTGGAATAAATTTAATTGGTTCTACTTCATCTCCAGGCAGCACTAACATACAAGCTGTACCTACGCATAGATCTAATAAAAATTCTCCTATTGCTAAATCAAAATTTGTTTGTCTTAAAACAGAAAACATTTTGTCATTGATTTTATCTAGCTTAACCTGGATCTCTGATTGTTGTTCTTCTGGTACTTCATTACCTGGTTGTAGTCTTACCCATTTTCTGTATGGAGGAAATAAAGCGGATTGTATTCTGTTAGCAAATCTTTGGGCAGAGTGTATGGCTGTACTATCAAAAACTTTAGACATCTTTCTTTGTCCTGGTGTTCCGCCATCAAAATAACCATCATATAAATTTCTTTGTGGAAGAGCATACTCATAACACTCTTGATAAATATCTCTCCAAAGTTCTTTCTTACCTTCAGCCTTTTTAATTCTTTCTAATATCTTTTTTGCATCATGCATAATTAACTCTTCTTGTTTCTACTAGCAAAGTTTCTTGCTGCAGCAACTGAACCAAATCCCCAAGCTTTCAGTGCCAAAGCTTTTCTTGTAGGCCTACCTTTGCTATCTTTCATAGGCCCTTTCATTCCAGAAAACCTTGCTGCAAAAGATACCCTTCGGCCATCCTTTC